GCTTGGGAATACGAAAACAGAACTTGGCAAACATATTGGGGTCAAGTATGGGGTCGTCCTACATTTGTTATTGCGGCAGAAAGTGATTTTAGTGCGAGTGTAAGCCTAGCAAAAGACAGTAGACCAGTTTCCTTTGATACGACTGCTACTATGACTGTGGTGGCAGATGTTGGTGAAACAACAACAGCCACAGCAACTCTCGATTCTACTGCTAGTGTTAGTGCACCACTTGGTGTTCTTAGAGGACAGCCAGTTCAACTGGACAACACCACACAATTTACAGGTAGTGGTGTTGTTGCATTTGGTGGTCCTCAGAATCTTACTGCAACCACAGACTGTTCAGCAACTGCAATCCTTGAGATTGCCGCAAGTGCTGACCTAATTGCCTCAACTGCACTAGACATCTTAACCAATGCAGAAGCGGCTCTAACAGCAACAACCAGTCTCTTTGGTATACCAAATGCAAACAGAGGCATAAGCCTAACACTACAAGGTGTAGGCAGTCAAAGTGTTATATCATTTGTTGGTGAAACAACACCTGCAAGTGCAACACTGGACAACACAGTTTCAGTTCAGTTTGTAGGAAACTACATCAAGAGAAATGTTCAGGCAAACTTACAAGGCATCAGTTCAACACTTGCAGTAGGACAATTAATTACATTTGATCCTTATCGTGAATACAACATTGAACAAGAGACTAGAACCCTTAAAGTCCTACCAGAAACAGGTGTTTTCTTGGTAGATCAAGAAAATAGGGTAAATACTGTAATACAGGAAACTAACGGCCTATTGGTCCCTCAAGAAACAAGACGCTTGGGCATTCCAATTAGCACATTTACAAGAAGGAGAGAACTGGCGTGACTGACATAACAGGATTCAAACAAGACATTGTCAGCAGTTATATTCCCAAAGACCCAGATAGCCAACTGACATACACTGTAGATTGGACCGATTGGATGCCCGCAGGCTCCACTCTATCAACTGTTGCAGTCGCAATCAGCACAATATCTGGTGACACTGACCCATTAACCAATGTGGTAAGTGGCATTGTTACATCAACTGAAAAGGCTTATGTAACACTGAGCGGAGGAACTGCTGGAAACATATACACAATTAAGGTAACAATTACCACTGACAACGGAGATATTGATGTAAGACGATTCCGTGTCAAGGTTGAGGAGCGTTATATCTAATGACTGACACGCCTGAAGAAGCAAAAAAACCGGATTACAAAGAAGTCGCAAAGGCTAACAGAGATCTTGTGAAAAGATTAAGTGAAATCCATTGCAGTCTTGAAGAAATCACAGCGGTTACAGGCATCTCCAAAGGCACACTTGAAAAGAAATACAAAAAAGAAATAGAAGAAGGCAAGGCAAACGGTAAATTGGGTCTAAGAAGAACACAGATGACTAGAGCAATGGATGGTGATCCAAGAATGCTTATCTTTTTAGGCAAGAACCTACTTGGACAAAGTGAAAATCCAATAGGTGGAGATAACAGTTCGCCTTTACCTTGGACAGACGAGGATATCTAATGGGTCTAAGCATTCCACAGGCAACAGTAGCCAAAAGCGACAAGAGATTTAGAACACTTGTGGCAGGGCGTCGCCTTGGAAAGACAACACTGGGCATTAGAGAAATATGCAAACACGCAAGCCAACCAAACAGAATCTGTTTTGCTGTTTGTCCTTCATACAGGCAAGCAAAAAATGTATGGTGGTTAAAACTAAAAAGAAAATTATTTCAATTGCATTGGATAGACAAAATTAATGAAGCAGAATTAACAATATATTTGAAGAACGGCAGTCAAATTGCTCTTAAGGGAGCAGAAAATTATGACAGTCTAAGAGGTAACAGGGTAGACTTCTTGGTAATGGATGAGGTTGCTGACATAAAGCCAGAAGCATTTTATGAATCAATCCGTCCTATGCTATCTGACTCAAAAGGAAGTGCCCTGTTCCTTGGAACACCTAAAGGCAGAAACTGGTTCTATGACTTATACACAAAACCAGAACAGGATGCAGAATGGGGCAGTTGGCAATTCACAACAGAAGAAGGTGGATTTGTTGATGAGGATGAATTAGAAAGTGCTAGAAAACTTCTTGATGAGCGTTCATACAATCAAGAATACAGAGCACAGTTTGTAACCTATTCAGGTGTTATCTATTACGCATTTGATAGAACAAAGAATTTACAAAAATGTGAAGAATACGATTTAGAAAAAGGTGTGTTTCCAGAAATACTGCACATAGGCATTGACTTTAACATTGATCCTATGAGTGCCAGTGTAATGTATAAGAGACCAGATGGCATTCTCCACATAATTGATGAAATAAGAATTTTTGGAAGTAACACAGATGAACTTGTTGAAGAGATCAAGACGAGATATCCAAAGAGTAAAATATGGGCGTATCCGGATCCAGCAGGTAGACAAAGAAAAACTTCTGCCAGTGGATTGACTGACATAATTATTTTACAGAATGCAGGTTTTGTTGTGAAAGCACCAAACAGACATCCACCAGTTAGAGATAGAATTAACGCTGTGAACAGTATGCTATGTTCAACAGCAGGAGACAGAAATTTATTGGTTGACCCTAGATGTAGATTTCAAATTGAATGTCTAGAAAGACAAACATACAAAGAGGGAACAACACAACCAGATAAAGAATCAGGCTACGATCACTTGAATGACAGCCTTGGATATGCAATCTCAGTATTGAATCCACTGCGTCGTGATGTGAATACTGATAACCAACCAACAGTGTGGCGACACAGGATAGGAGAATAAAGGAATGAGTTATGATAAAATCACAGGCGGTAACGACCTGTATGACAGCAATTACAAAAGATGGAAATACCTAATACATTCGTATATGGGTGGCAATGCCTATAGAAAAGGAGAGTATCTCACAAGATACAATATGGAAACAGAAACAGAATACCAAGACAGGTTGGCTGTTACTCCTCTAGACAATCACTGCAAAGGCGTTATTTCTATATACAACTCATTCCTATTCCGTAATCCAGTATATAGAGAATATGGTAGCCTTGAAAACGATCCTATCCTAGAAGATTTACTCACCAACTCGGACCAAGAAGGTAGAAGTTTCAATGCGTTTATGAAAGATGTTAGCACATACAGTTCTGTCTTTGGAAGTTGTTGGGTGTTGGTTACCAAACCAAATTCAAATGCACAGACTCGTGCAGAAGAATTGATAAACGGTGCTCGTCCTTATCTTAGCCTTGTAAGTGCCCTTAATATGTTGGATTGGCGTTATGAAAGAAACGCAAATGGCACATACAAACTGAGTTATCTAAAATATATTGAAGACTATGTAGAGAATGAGGTTGTTTACAAAGAATGGTATGAAGACAGTATCATTACAACCATTGTTGACAGAGACAAAAAAGAAATTAATCAAACCATAGTTGAAGAAAACGGACTGGGTGTTATTCCTGCCACTTGCATATACAGTGAGAAATCACCTATGCGTGGTATTGGTGTTAGTGACATTGATGATATTGCAGATTTACAGAGAGCAATCTACAATGAATATTCAGAAGTAGAACAAAACATTAGATTAAGTGGACATCCAAGTCTAGTTAAAACTGCATCAACAGAAGCAGGTGCTGGTGCTGGTGCAATCATACAGATTGATGAAGGTATGGACCCAGGACTAAAACCATATCTGCTACAACCTACAGGCGCTTCAACAGAAAGCCTATACAACAGCATTGAAGCAAAGGTTGATGCCATTGACAGGATTGCACACCTAGGAGCAATGAGAGAAAACCGTGCTAGTACAATGAGTGGTGTAAGCCGTGAGATGGAGTTTCAACAGTTGAATTCAAAACTTGCTGAAAAAGGCGATATGCTTGAATTAGGTGAAGAACACATTTGGACCTATATTGCTCTATACCAAGGCAAGGAATGGGATGGCAAGATTGATTATCCAGACAACTACAACATTCAAGACAAACACTCAGAAATGGGTCTTATGAAATTGGCTACAGAAGCAGGTCCACAAGATCCTACAGTGAGAGCACTTATTGATTTGAGAATCAAAATGCTATTGGATGATGAAGATGAATTCTACTATGATGACATTGAAAGAATGAAGAAGAGAGCAGAGCGTAATGCAGAAATGGAACACACGCCTATGACACCTCAAACATTTGACAGTCATCTAGCAGAAATGATACAACAGGGTTACACTATGGAACAGATTGCAGAACTGCATCCAGAGTTTCTTACAATACTAACACAGAGATTGGGTAAT